CTATCTTAGATGAATATGGTGATATTCTTACTAAAGAAGATGTAGATAAATTAGAGAATTATACTAGAGGAACTTTTGGTTCTTTTAATACTGCAGGTGGATTTGAACCTCAGTTTGATGTAGTTAATGGACAGAATGCTTTTGCAGGGATTACTCCAACTAATGCTTATAATGGGAATAATAGTAATAACTATTCTATCCGGGTAACAAGAGTTGAATGGAAATCAATGAAAAAGATTGGTGAGTTAACTTGGACTGATGAAGAAGGAATTGCTAATACAGAAATAGTTGATGAGTTCTTTAAAACTAATATCTTTAAACAAGCTTTTCCAGATGCTAAAGTAGAATGGTACTGGATTAATGAAGCTTGGGAAGGTGTTAAAATTGGATTAGATATATTTACAGACATTAAACCTAAACCTAACCAAAGACGTAGATTGGATAATCCATACTACTGCAGATTAGGTTATACAGGATTTATATATGAAGCTACTAACTCTCAATCAGTTAGTTTAATTGACAGATTAAAACCTTATCAATATTTATATGATATTATATCTTATAGATTAGAGATAGCATTTGCTTCAGATCAAGGTAAGAAGTTCATCATGGACTTAGCTCAGATACCTCAAAGTCAAGGTATCGATATTGATAAGTGGATGTACTATCTTAAAGAGATGAATATTGCATTCATTAACTCATTTGAGGAAGGTAAGAAAGGTGCTGCTACAGGACAATTGGCCAACAAGTTTAATCAGTTTCAAGCAATTGATTTAAGTCTTAGTCAATCTATTCAACAATATATCAATATGTTGGATTACATTAAACAACAAGTAGCCTTTGTATCTGGTGTTACACCTCAACGTTTAGGTGCTATTAATAACTCTGAACTAGTTGGTAATGTAGAAAGATCTGTTAATCAATCATCATTAATTACTGAATATTTGTACGAAGCTCATGCTGAAGTTAAACGTAGAGCCTATACAGCAATGATTGAAGTTGCTAAGATATGTTATAAGAAAGGATTAGTTGCTCAGTATGTCTTAGATGATATGGGTATTGAGATGCTTAACCTAGAAGAGAATGAATTTGAGAATTCAGAGTTTAATGTATTTGTAACTAACAATACTAAAGATCTTGAATTAAAAGCTAAGTTAGACCAATTAGTTCAAGTAGCATTACAGTCTGAAAAAATAGATTTATCTTCAATAGTTGAAACATTAATGAATGATTCTCCTAGAGATATTGTAAGATTGTTACAACGTAAAGAAGAGGAGTTCTATAAACGTCAAGCTGATAGTTCTAAAGCTCAACAAGAGCATGAAATGAAAGTTGAAGCTATTCAACAACAAATGCATGCTGAACAAGTTGAATTAGATCATTTAAAACTTGATCAAGAAAGATATATTGCTGAAGCTAATAATTCTACAAAAATTCAAATTGCTGAGATTGGTGTATTTGCTAGACAACAAGATTTAGATCAAAATGATAATGGTATCCCTGATCCTTCAGAGATTGCGGCTAATGCATTAAAACAACAAGAATTATCATCTAAAGCATTCTTAGAACAATCTAAGATTGGACATGATAAATCTAAACATGATGCTCAGTTAGCTCAAAAAGATAAAGAGATTAGAATGAAACAAGATCTAGAAAATAAGAAACTTGAACAAATTAAAATTCAAAATAAGAATCAAATTGAATTAGCTAATAAGAAAGCTGCTTTAGATAAAGATATGATGAATAAAAAGATGGAGATAGAACGTATGAAGTTGGCCGCAGCTAAAGCTAAATCTAATAAACCTAAAAAATAATGGAAGTACCTAAAGTAAAACTTGGTGGGGTTAAAAACCCTTTTGCATCTAAAGAATGCATTGATATATTAAATTATAGAATTGAGCAAGAAGAATATTCTAGTCGGCTATATCAAATAATGTCTTTATGGTTAAATGATCATGGATATACTGGAGCAGCTTCAGCCTGGTTAAAGGATTCTGAAGATGAGATGAAACATGCTCAATGGGCTAAAGATTTTCTTTTAGATATGGGAGTAACTCCAAAGTTACCGGCTTTAAAAGAACCTCCTCAAGTATTTGCTGGATTACCTGATATTATTAGACAATCATTTGCTCATGAAATAATGGTTACTCAACAATGTAATGAATTAGCTTCACATGCTATGAAATATGGTAATCATTTATTATATCAATTAGCTATGAAATTCTTAACTGAACAACAAGAAGAACTAGGAAAAGTTCAAACTTATATAGATAAATTAGAAGCTTTTGGTGAAGATAAGATAGCAATGAGATTATTTGATACAGAATTAAAAGGATAATAAAGCTATAAAAAGTTAGTTAACTGTCTAACTTTTAAAATTAGGAGACAATAACCAAAACAGTTATATTTATAGTATATTACTAATAAGGCAAGCATGAGTAAGGAAAAACAAAAGGAATTTAATATCCTAGATACACCATTTGGTGAAGGTATGGAAATGCAGTTTAATGATGAATATTCTTCAGATTTTAAAGAGAATAATTCAGTAGCTCAACCATTACTTGAAAATCTAGAAGACGTGACACCAGTTGATGAAACTAAGGAAGTTACAAAAGAGGTTGTTAAAGACATCCCCAAAGAAGAAACTAAAGCACCTGAAGAAGTTGCTGAAGTTGAGACTAAACAAGAAACTACTGAAGAGAGTTCTTCTCTCAAAGTATTTGCAAGTTGGTTAGGAGATAAAGGTTTAGTAGACTATGATGAAGAAACTTTTGAAGATTCTGAAGATGGTTTAAAAAAACTAATGAGTACTACAGTTGAGAAAGAAGTTGAAAGGTATAAACAAAGTTTACCTGAAGATGTACACAAACTTGTAGAATTTGTTGAAGCAGGTGGAGATCCTAAACAATTTATGGATCTTTATTACAACCAAAGTTCTTGGGCAGACTTTAAATTAGAAGATGAATCTGATTCAAAAGTTGTTTTAAAAGAGTATTTAAAAGCTCAAGGTGAAGATGAAGAAGAAATTAATGAAACTCTTGATACATATGAAGTTTCTGGTATATTGGAAAAGAAAGCTAAAACAGCTTTAACTAAATTACAAAATGCTGAAAAGTCTTATCAAGAACAGTTAGTTGAAGTTCAAAAGAAATATGATGCTGAACAAAAGGCTTTAGCTAAAAAACAATATGAGGAGTTTAAAGACAAATTATATTCTAAAGATGAAATTCAAGGGTTTAAGTTAACTCCCAAATTAAAAGATAATCTTTGGGACTTCATTATGAAACCCGATAAATCAGGTAAGACTGGTTTACAGAAGCATAATGAAACTAACGAAAATGCTCAATTTATGTATGCTTATTTAGCAATGAATGATTGGGATATGAGTAAGTTAGAAAAACAAGTAAAGAATAAAGTAAGTTCAGAGTTAGCTAGTAAGTTATCTAACTTTAAAGGAGATAGTAGATCTAAATTAAAAACTGGTCAATCAGATAGTTTTAGTCAAGAAAAATCTTCAAGTAACTTCAGTGCTTTCCGCCAAGCATTAAATAATGGCTTAATTTAAGAACAATTATTAATTTAATATAAACAATAAAAATGCAAATTAGTCCATTACAAATAACAAACATGAACTGGCATGCGGGTCTTACTCAAGATTCACATTTGTCTAGTTTCTTTTTAACTGAGCCAGCTATTGCTAGTCAAGTTATCACTCGTATTTATAACAAACAAAACGGTTATAAAAATGCTCTATCATTCTTAACAGGTGGTATGGGTAAATCTAAAGAGATTGATGGTATCCAATATCGTTGGAATATCATTGGAGATTCTCGTAAAGCTATTTCAATTACACGTTCAGTATTTGATGCTGCTGCTTCAGTAGGTATCAATGCTACAACTTTTAAAATTGGTGTAGGTGAAAAATGGTTCTCAGAAGGTGACGTTTTATTATTTGACAGTCCAGATTATAAAGCTCGTGTAATTTCTGAACCAATTTATGACGGAGCTGATTACATCTTAGTGTGTCAATTAGTTACTGCTGATATTACTAAAGCAATCCCAGGAGCGTTATTAGTAGTTGGTAAAGAGGTATCTAAAGAATACAACTTAGTAGAGCATGATCATTCTCGTACATCTGGTGAAACTCACTATGCTACACCAATGATGTTAGAAAACTTTATGTCTACATTGCGTAAAAAATATTCTGTAACTGGTGCTGCTCACAGCCGTGTTATGGTTATCTCAATGTTAAATCCTGAAACTAATGAAAAAACTAACACTTGGGTAAAATATGCTGAGTGGGAATTCTGGAAACAGTTCATGGATGAGATTGAAATTAGTTTAATGTTTGGTGAATCTAACGTTAAATCTAACGGTACTACAGATTTAAAAGGTGCTTCAGGAAATACTATTTATTCTGGTGCTGGATTAGAATCTCAAATTGCTCCAGGTAACAAACGTTTATACACTACTTTGAATGAGAAAACTATCCGTGATTTCATGGGAGATTTAGCATACAATGGTACTGAAGATGGTCCTCGTGAGTATGTAGCATTATGTGGTCGTGAGTTCATGAACTTATTTGATCAAGCTATGAAACGTAGTGCATCTGCTTTCAACTTAGTTGATAGTAAATTCATTGCAGGTGAAGGACAAAACTTAGAGTTACATGGCCAGTTCATGACTTACACAGGTTTAAATGGTGATAAGATTACTTTAAAAGAATACAAGCCTTATAATGATGTTGTAAGAAATCGTTTGTTACACCCTCAAACTGGTAAACCAGCTGAGTCTTACAAAGCAACTTTCTTAAACTTTAAGTCTTATAACAAAGGAGAACCAAATATTCAAAAAGTATACTCTAAAGATCGTGAGATGGTAACAACTTACATCGAAGGTATGTATGGACCTTATGGACCTAAGAAGAATGGTTCATCTGCAAGTTCAGTAGATGGTTACACATTTGAAGCAATGACTGAATGTGGTATCATGTTAAGAGATCCTTCAGATGCGGCTCAATTAATTTTAGATGCTTCTAGCATTAGCTAGTAAAAATAAAAGGTTTTGAAGAGTGTACCTTACCCAAACACTCTTTATTTTTAAACTAATAAAGGCAAATTATTAAAACAATGGAAGAACAATTAAAACAGTATGTTATTAGACCTATCATACGAAACAAATTTTCAGGTCAATCTTATTACAACAAGACTTTAACTGTAATTCAAGGTGCTCAACTAAGTCAAAATGGTTTGTATAAAACTGGATTGTCTTTAGAAGATCAAAAACATTATGAAGAAAAGTTAAACTTACCTAAAGGAACTTTAAGTGCTAGAAATGGTGAGTTCTGGGGTGATATGGAAGTACGATTAAGAAATGATAAATTGACTATATTTAATATAGTAAATGATTATGATGAATTAAAGTTTAGAATGTTACAACAACATGATTGGATTGCTAATACAGAGCATGACGTTGTTGGAAACTCTACAGCTAGATTCTACATATATGATCCAGAAGCTGCTTCTAAGATTGAAGATGCTAAAATGGAATTCGAGTTTGCAGCTATTGAGGCTTTCAGTAATGCAACTATCGAAGAAAGAAAAGGTCTATTGAGAATCTATGGTAAGAAAGGTGTAGATACAATGTCTGAAACTATGGTTAAGACTGAATTGTATAAACAAGTTAAATCTGATCCTAAAGAGTTTATTCGTTTAGCTACAGCTAAAGATACTCCAGTAAGAGGTTTAATTGAAGCCTTAATTGAGAAAGGTATTCTTAAAAAGAAAGGAACTTATTTTTATAATGGTGAAGACTTATTAGGTAGTTCAACTGATGAAGTAGTAAGTTACTTATCAGACTTAAAAAACCAAGCTGTTAAATTAGCTTTAGAAAGTAAATTAAAACCAAAGAAAGTTAAAGCTGAATAATGACAATATCTCAATTTCATATTGAATTTAAATTTAGGTTAGATAAAATGGATGCCTTAAACTATCCTAACTTCTTACCTGAAGAGATTGATTTGATATTGAATAATGCTCAGGATAGGTTAATTAAACAAAGGTATGGTTTTAATAATGCTAAAAGACAATCTTTTGAAGAAACTCAGAAGCGTACAGAGGATTTAAAGAATATTACAGAAAATACAATACTAACTCCTTTAGCTTACTCAGTAAACAATATAGATGCTAATGCTAGATTTGTAAATTTACCAACTAACCAT